ATTTTCCATTACAATATGACTGGAGAGGTAGAATTTATTGTGTACCAGAAGGACTTAACTATCAGCAGAATGATTTAGCTAAAGGATTACTTTTATTTAGAAGAGGTAAAGCTTTAGGTACTGAAGCTAGTATGCACAAATTGATGGTGCATGGTGCTAATATGTTTGGCCACGATAAAGATACATTAGTTAATAGAATAAAATGGGTTGAGGATAATGAGAAATTTATCTGTCAATCGGCAGAAGACCCACATAATAATTATGAGTTTTGGGCAGATGCTTCTGAACCAGTACAATTCCTGGCGTTTTGTTTTGAGTGGAATAATTTTGTTAAGTCTGGCAAGAAGCTAACATTTATAACTAATCTTATTTGTTATTCTGATTGTACTAATTCTGGACTACAAATATTTTCAGCATTACTTAAAGATGAAGTAGGTGGTAGAGCAGTTAATCTAATTCCATCTAATAAAGTTCAAGATGTATATGGTGAAGTTGCTAAAGCTACACTTGAATTGTTAGAGAAGGAACCAGATAGTCAATTGAAAGACCTATGGTTAAAGTATGGGATAGACAGGAAGACTACAAAGAAAGTCACAATGTGTATTGTATATGGACTAACTCAATTCTCTTGTAGAAAATATATACAGGAACACCTGGAGGAAATGGAAGAAGATGGGATTAAAGATATTCCATTCTCTACAGATAGAAACCCAATACCTGGACTACCAAATATATTTAAAGGTACAGCGTATCTTTCTAAATTAGTTTGGAAAGCTTTAGATAGAGTTATTGTATCTGCAAAAGAAGCGATGAAGTGGTTGCAACAAGTATCTAAATTAGTTTCAGAAAATGGATTGCCTGTAGTATGGACAACACCAACTGGATTTGTAGTTCAAATGGTATGTCCTGTATTAGAAACTAAAAGAATAAATACTTATATGGGTGAGAAAATTTTCAGACCTAAATCTGGAAACTACACACCAGATATAAGAAAAACTTCTATAGCAATTGAAACAAATAAAATTGATAAGAGAAGGGTAGCTAATTCTATAGCTCCTTGTTTTGTCCACGCACTTGATGGAGCCATACTTCAGAAGGCTGTGTGTAAAGCTAATGATGCAGGCATAGAAAGTTTTGCTTGTGTCCATGATAGCTTTGGTGTTTTAGCTTGTGATGTTAATGATATGAATGTTGCAGTAAGAGAAGCATTTGTAGATATATTTGATAATAAAAATCTACTAGAAGAATTTAAGCAGGAAATAATTCCTCAAGTTCATAAAGATAGTAGAAGTAAAATCAAAGAAGCTCCAGCTCAAGGAACGCTAGAATTAAAACAAGTCCTAGGTAGCTGGTATTTCTGTAGCTAAACCACTACGCTAGCGTTTTTAAATAGACACTATAGATGAATACTATCTTCATCATATTGGGTAGCCGAAAACAGTTATGTGTTGTAGGCCAATATTAACGATGGCTACCCAGTAATTAAATCAATCAACAATACCTAGGAGGGTATTTATGCAAAAAGCAAAAACTTATACCTCTCCTTTTGGCAAAGCCATATATCCACATTTATCAAAATGCGATGTTAGGTTCAAAGCTGAAGGTGAGTACAAAGTAGACTTGGAACTCAATGATGTGCAAGCTAATGAACTTCTAAAAACAATAAAAGAATTTCAAGCTAAAGCAGTATCAGAGGCCAAGGATAAAACAGGTAAGAAGCAAATCAAAGAAGCTTCTCCACCTTATAAAAAAGAAGATGGCAAAGTTATCTTCAAATTTAAAATGAAGGCCAGTGGTACCAATGGTAAAACTGGAGATACATTTAAACAGAGACCAGGTTTATTCGACAATGAATTAAAACCTATAAGTCCAGATATAACTATATGGGGAGGTTCAATCCTTCGTGTTAGTTATCAACCATTCGCTTGGTACACACCTATGCTTGGTGCAGGTGTTTCCTTAAGACTTAAATCAGTTCAAGTAAAAGATTTAGTTGAGGGTGGTGGACAATCTAATGGAGCAGATAGCTTCGATAAAGTACATGGCGATAGTGCCAGTAAAAATGTAGGGTCAGATGACGAGGAAGTTCAAGAGGAAGTTTCCAAAGCAACCGACTTCTAAATTCAAATCAAAGCTTGAGGAGGATTTTAATAATTTTCTAATCAAAAATAAAATTAGATTTGGTTATGAAGATTATAAAGTATCTTACCTCAAGCCAGAAAAACCATCTACATATACACCAGATTTCAATTGTCCAGCAGTAGATACATTTAAAATTATATTTGAAACTAAAGGACAATTCTTAACTTCCGATAGGAAGAAACATTTATTAGTTAAACAACAACATCCAGATTTAGATATTAGATTTGTATTCTCAAATTCTAAAACAAAAATTGGAAAAAAATCTAAAACAACTTATGGCAAATGGTGTGAACTAAAAGGGTTCAAATACCATTGTGTCTATTCAACAAAGAAACTTCTACCAGATGAATGGATTAAAGAAGTTTTAAATCAACAGGAAAAATTATGAGCAGAAAAAGTACAGACTATTTTATAATACATTGTTCAGCAACTAAACCTTCTATGGATATTGGTTTTGAAGAAATAAACCGATGGCATAAGGAGAGAGGTTGGTTGCAGTGTGGCTATCATTTTATCATTAGAAGAAATGGAGTGATAGAAGATGGCAGAACAACAGATGCAGTTGGTGCTCATTGTAGAGGTAAGAACCATAATTCAATTGGTATCTGCATGGTAGGTGGTGTCACTCAAGATGACCACACAGTTGCTCAAGATAATTTTGAACCAGCACAATGGGAAAGCTTAAAGAAGCTTTGTGATGAATTACACGAAACATATCCAAGTGCTGAAGTAAAAGGTCATTATCATTTCTCTGATAAATTCTGTCCTTCATTCGATGTGGATGAATGGGCTAAAGCAGATTTACTTTGGGTAGAAGGCGACCTTCTTCCTGGTGATGAACTAGATGAAGATGAGTTCAATGGAGAATGATGAGAGTAGCTTTGTAAGACACGAACCTTGTCCAGAATGTCAGTCAAGAGATAACCTAGCCAGGTACTCCGATGGACACGCTTATTGTTTTGGATGTCATTACAGAGAACCAGCAAATGGTGAAGTGAATAGCTTTACTAATACAAAAGAAAATTCAGATATGATTACAGGTGAAGTAGAAGCGTTATCAAAAAGACAAATAGATTTTGAAACCTGTAAATTCTTCAATTATCAAACTGGTGAATACAAAGGACAACCAGTTCAAATAGCTCCATATTATAATTCCAATTACTCCTTGGTTGCTCAACACATTCGATTTCCTAATAAAGATTTTATCTGGTTAGGAGATATGAATGGCGTTGGGTTGTTTGGTCAGCACAAATGGAAACCAGGTGGAAAGATGATTACTATTACTGAAGGTGAAGTTGATTGTATGTCAGTTTCAAAAGTACAAGGTAATAAGTGGCCAGTAGTATCAGTACCTTCTGGAGCTAAATCAGCAAAAAAATATATTAAAAAAAATTTAGAATATTTAGAAAGTTTTGAGAATGTTATTTTAATGTTCGATAATGATGAAGCTGGCAACAGTGCATCAATCGAATGTGCTCAATTGTTTACGCCAAAAAAAGCTCTTATCTCAAAGTTGCCTATGAAGGATGCCAACGAAATGTTGGTGTCCGACAGAGGTAAAGATATTATACATCACATTTGGAACGCAAGACCTTACACACCAGAAGGTATTATTGCAGGAGCAGATACTTGGGATTTAGTTATTCAAGATGATAGTAAAGAATGTGTTCCTTACTTATGGTCTGGACTAAATCAAAAAACAAAAGGTATTCGTAAAGGTGAAATAGTTTTATTAACAGCAGGTAGTGGTACAGGTAAATCACAAGTTGCTAGAGAATTAAGTTATGATTTAATTTCTAAAAATAAATCTATTGGCTACATAGCATTAGAAGAAAGTGTAGCTAGAAGTGTAAGAGGTTTAATGAGTATAGATTTAAACCAAAAGATACACGAAGAAGATATTAGAAAAACTATTAATGAAGAAGATTTAAAAAATTCCTGGAATAAAATAAAAGACAAAGTTTATTTCCACAAACACTTTGGTTCTACAGATAGTGAAAACCTTATGTCTAAAATTAGATATTTGGTTAGAGGATGTGATTGCGATTACATTGTATTAGACCATATCAATATGGTTGTCTCTGGAATTGAAGGCGATGAGAGGAAGTTAATTGATTATACGATGACAAAGCTACGAAGTTTAGTTGAAGAATTAAACTTTGGATTAATACTGGTTTGTCATTTACGAAGAATACAAGACAAGAATGGTCACGAAGAAGGAGCTATGACTTCATTAAGTCATTTAAGAGGAAGCCATGGATTGGCACAGCTCACTGATATTTGTCTTGGTTTAGAGAGGTCTCAACAAAACGAAGAGACCAAAGATATTCTAACAATCAGAGTTCTAAAAAATAGATATACAGGAGATACAGGTGTCGCTTGCTCACTTCATTACAACAGACAAACTGGAAGATTATCTGAAGGAGATTTTTCAGATGGCCAAGAATGAAAAACATATTGATGATGTACTTCGAGAATACATAGAACAAGATGATGATTTCGTACATTTAGATGACGATGATAAAATCTATATGTACTCAACTTTGAAGAAGATATTAAAGCTAATTAATATAGTTTTAAAATATCCCAATGTATGTCCAATACTATTTGTTCATACACCAAAGACTAAACAAATATTGGAAGACGCATTTTTTCATGTGGCTCCAATAATTCCAACAATCCTAAATATAAAAATAATTGTGATGCACTAATATGAGATTAATATTTGATATAGAAACAAATGGTTTCTTATCAGAAGCAACTAAAATTCATTCAATTGTTATTAAGGACATAGATACCAAACAACTTTATTCTTATCATGGAGATAAGATAGGTAGAGGTTTATATCTTTTAAGTGGTGCTAGCTTGTTAGTTGGCCACAACATTTTAAAATTTGATATACCTGTCATTAATAAATTATATCCAGAATATAAAATTGAAGGTGATGTATTTGATACATTATTAGTTAGCCGACTGATATGGACTAACAGAAAAGAAGAAGACTTTAGAATGAAAGAACTTCCACTTAATTTAGCTGGAAGACATTCATTAGAAAGCTGGGGATATAGATTACGATTAAGAAAAGGTGACTTTATAAAAACAGGTGACTTTTCTAAATGGTCTCCAGAAATGCAAAAGTATTGTGAGCAAGATGTTGAAGTCACTTACGAACTTTTTAAATTAATTGAAAAACAAAAATACTCGCAAGAGGCTATTAAGTTAGAACACGACTTTGCCAGAT